CACCGTCTGGAGCCACGGCTCGTTCATCCAGTTCCAGTTGTAGAGGTAGCTCTGGATGTCTTAGCGGAGCATCTCCAGCCACGGCATCATGTTCATCTGGCTGTAGAGATCGTTGTGGATGGTCTGCATCCACGGCTGCCAGGCGTTCTGGTCGTAAAGGTGGTAGCGGAAGCCGTCGTTGATCGAGCGATCCACGGTCTGGAGCCACGGTTCCCACCCCCACATCGAGTTGTAGAGGTAGTAGCCCAGATCCATCTGGAGCATCTGCAAGTAGGGCATCATCCCGGGGTCGAACAGCCCGAGGTTCAGGCGGTCCTGGACATCCGAAAGGGTCATCCCGGCGGGGCCGGTCAGCCCCTGGACGATGCCGTCCACGTCCGTCTGGACGAGGTCGGCGTTCACCGTCGAAAAGATTGTTCCGCCGTAGGGCATTACCAAGTCCCTCCGACCACGGTCACCACGTCGCCGGGCGTGCCCTTGACGACGATCTCACCGAGGTTGACGTTCTTGAATACGTGCCATTCGCCCGGCACCCAGGGCACATCGGAACCGTCGTCGCCACGGAGATAGACCGTGCCGCCGTTGGTCGGCAGGCAGGAGATCGTCACCGATGCGATCAGTTGCACGTTCGAGACCGGCTGGTAGCCAGCCGTCACCTCGATCCTTCTCATGACAATGTTGTTCATGCGCGCTCCTTCATCCGGTAATCCAAGCCACCAGGACCGACGCGAACGCCGTCACCGCCGAGCCGACGACCATCCACACCAGCCGGGACAGCCTTTTGGCATCCTGCTCCAGCCGGTCCAGGCGCAGCGTGATGCCGGGCTTGCCGTTGCCCCGGATCGCCTCGTCGAGCCGGTCGAGCTTGACGCGGATTTCCTCGAACTCGCGCTCGCACGCGGCTCGGAAGTCGTTGCTGATGGTCATCTCGCTCACGTATCGGCTCCGATGTCCTTGGTGTGAATGCGGTAGGTTTGCCGGTACGGATCGCTCCATCGCCAGCAGCCCTCGCCGCCCAAATTCATGACCTCGTATCGCCGCCCGTTGGCCGCGATCACGTCGCCCGCTTCCGGGACGAGTCCCAGCTCGTCGGCCAGGATCAGGAAATCCCAGGCCTGGGCGTCGACCGTCAGGCCCGACTCGTCGGCGACCTCGAACCGGGTTCTCCCGTAGGTCGCGTGGACGGTTCTGGCGTCCGGCGGCCTGCGGTACTCGACCGGGCTGGAACAGTGCGCCGTGCGCATCTGCTCCAGCCACTGCGAGCCTTGTTGGAGAACGTCGGGCATCGCCTACTGCTCCAGCCGCACGCGAACGAGCGCATCGTCGTCCGAGGCGTCGCGCACCGTCTTGCCCAGATACTTGTTGCCGGTCGCCGTGGTGGTCGCCTGGCTGGCGGCCGCGTTCCAGTAGACCTTCGCGCCCGCCGCGATGGCCGTTCCGGCCCCGGTCGCCTTGGGCACGTCGAACACGCCCGTGATGGCCAGCGCCCCGAGCTTGCCCGCGACGATGTCCACCTTGGCGATGCCGACCAGGTCGTTCTGCACGACCACGTCTCCCGCGCTTACGTTCGCGCCGGGGGTGTAGTCGATGCTGTTGCCGTCATGAATGAATCTTGCCGTTGCCATGTCTCGTCACTCCTTCCTTGTGGAATGTGGTTTACGCCTCGCCCTTCATCTTCACGCCGCCCCGGTAGTCCTGGCGGCTGACGCCGAAGTCGAAGTAGCCACGGAACTGGATGCCCAGTTTGTTGAACTCCGCCTCGGCCCTTTCGACGGTGGGCTGCCGTTTGCCGTCGAGGAACGCGACCTCGATCACCGGCAGGTCCGTCGGCTCGGCCAGGAGATACCAGGCCTTCGCGCTGGCTCCGGACATCGCCGCGTTGCTGAGGTACGTGCTGGTGACCACTCCGAACTTGCCTGCGTGCGGGTTGTCGCTCGGCTTGGGCTTGCTGGAGGCCTCGTTGACCTTCAGGCTGCTCATCAGCAGTTCCGCCTGGACCTTCAGGGCCGGAGGCACCAGCAGCGTGCGCGGCTCGATGGCCAGCGGATTGCCGTCGGGGTCGACCTGCTCGAGGAACATCAGCTCCGCCGTCGTCAGCCCGTCGATGGAGAGCACGGTGTCCGCGCCCGCCAGGTAGTTCTTGTGGCCGGTCGTGAAGAACGCGGCGTTGTCGAGGAAGGTGGCCCAGAAGACCTTGTTTAGCTTCAGCGCCCCGCCGCGACCGATCTTGCGCGGGATCGCGGACAGCGAGTCCATGTCGTCGTTGATCAGGTCGGTGCGCGTGAGGCCGAACATCCGCCCGTAGGTCTTGGCCTGGTTGGTGAAGCTCTCCTCGCCGACCTCGGCGTGCTTGAGCTCGCCGTCCGGCCCGACCTCCTGGTACTCGAAGCCGCCGGTCAGCCGGAAGCTGGTGACGGTCTTGAAGTCCTTGACGTTGCGCGTGGCCGCGATCCGCTGCCAGGCCTGCTCGACCGACTCGAAGCCGTCCAGCAGGAACTTGTTGGCGACGTTGGAGAGGATGCCCGGCAGCGTGAACGTGCTGAACGCGGCCCGCAGCACCGCCTCGGGATCGTCCCTGAAAAAGCGCACGTCGCAGCCGTTGGCCCACGCCGCCTCCAGCAGAAGCTGGTGCAGCCCCAGGCGGTTGCGGAAACGCTTGTCGGCCGCCTCGACGACCTGTTCGCCGTGGCTCTTGAGCAGAGCGTCGCCGCGCAGGCCGCCGGTCATCAGGGCGGCGGCTTCCAACACCTTCGCGCCGTTGGGCGTGCCGCCGTCATGGGCCGGAGCCTTGGGGCGCGAGGCCCGCAACACCTCCAGCTCGGTCTTCGTCGCGTCCCACCCGTCCTCGATGGCCTTGGCCTCGATGTCGGGGTGTTTCCCGTCGGTGATCTTGCGAATCCCGGCGATCCGCTTGCTCTCGGCGGCGGCACCGGCCCGCATCGCCTTGACCGGATCGTCGACGGTCGCGGTCTCCTTGCCGCCTCCCGCCTGCGCCCGGATGTCCGTCTCTTCCCGCTTGTCCTTGGTATCCATGTCGTCTTCCTTTCTGCCTTTCACGGTTTCCGACTCCTTGTCCTGTGCTGCGACCCGGGCCGTCGTGTTCGGATCGGCGGCGCTGTCGACGAAACTGATTTCCTTGAGCACCGCCCGGCGCACCACATGCACCGGCCCGGTGAACTGCTGCTTGTTGACCGCGACCGTGGCCCCGGCGGGGATGAACTCCGCCTCGACCACCGCCGCGCCGATGCTGGCCTGCCACGGGAATCCGTTGACCCCGCTCTTGGCCACGTCCCGCGCCCACGAGGTGTCGCGGCTGATCAGCCCCTCGGCGACGAGCTGGGCGTTCTCGACGCGCACGCGCTGCGTGTGGCCCACGCCCTGGCGGCGCTCGTGGTCGAGGCGGATCGGCAGGTTCTGCGACGGAATGTCGAGACCCGCCAGATCGACCACGACCGGGTGCGGGAATCCGGCGATCTCCATGAGGCCGCCGGTATAGGCGACCATGCGGAACTGCGGCAGCGAGCTGTCGCTTTCCGCCGCCTGGATCGTCAAAGGGCCGCGCATCGTCACGAACTCGGGCTGTCTGTCATGCGTCTTGGGCATCGTTGTCTTCCTCCTCGTCGGGTTGCGGTTGGGATTCGGCCTCGGCCAGGCCCAGCTCCTTCATGAGCTGCTTTTCCTTGGCCCGCTGGCGCAGTTCGGTTTCCCAGTCCTTGCCCTGCCGGGCGTATTCGCTGGCCAGCGTCGTGGTGTTGTTCGCCAGGCGCGTGGCCTGGGCGCTCGCTTCCTTGGCCGGGTCGACGTGTTCGGTGCCGTCCCAGAACCACTGGTGGGCCAGGGATTCCGCGCCAGCCAGGAAGGAGAAGTCGGCGAGCAGGCGGGCCTCGGTCAGCCACGCCTTGAGCAGGGCGTCGAGCACGACGCCGTTGCAGTCGGCCTGCTCGACGCGGATGGATTTGAAGTAGGTCTGGTGGTCGAGCCGCCCGGACGCATAGTTGTAGCCCGAGGAGTTGCCTGCCGCGACGTTGAAGGGCATGTTCAGGCAGCGGGCGATCTCGTTCAGCAGCTCGCGCTTGAACTCGCCATAGGTCGTGCCCGGCTGCTCGGCCTTGATCTGCCCGAGCTTCCAGCCGTCCGGCAGGACCGTGGCCATGCGCTTCTCGAGTTCGACGATGTCCATCGGCTCGACGGCCGCCGCCTCGCCGTTGGCGGGCGCGTCGGTGAACAGCACCGCCGCGAAGTCGGCGGCGGTCTCGGCCGCGCCCAGGACCGCCAGCGTGTATCGGCGCAACTGGGCGAAAAGTGGAAGTGCGGGCATGATCTCCGGGATGCCGCGATGCTGGCCGGGCCGGTCGGAACGGAACCAGTGGATCACCGCCTCGGCGGGCACGCGGTCGATGCCGTCCATCGCCAGCGCGAATCCCGACTGGCCGGGATGCCGCCGCAGCACGAGATACCGGATGGGATTCCCGTAGCGGTCGAACTCGATGCCGTCCACCGCCGCGTCGGTCATCAGCCGGGCATCGGGGTTGGCGACGCGGTCAGCCTCGATCAGTTGGAGATCGAGCTTGATGGGCGAACGCAGCAGCGGGTTGGCCGTAAGCAGGGCAAAGGCCTCGCCATCGACGGCCTTGGCCATGCGCATGATCCGCAGCTTGGCGGGCAGATTGATTTCGCGGGCCCAGTCCTCGAAGGCGGTCTCGATCCGGTCGTTGGCCTCGGTGTCGTCGGAAAGTAGTTGCAGGCGCGGTCCCGTGCCGACCATGTCGTTCGCCAGCGTAAGCACGATGCCCCGCGCATAGCTGTTGTTGGCCGCTTCGTAGCGGCTGCGATTGCGGAGCGTCTGCCGCACGTCGGGCGACGCGGCCGCGTCGGCGGACAGGCCGTCGGCGTTGGCCCAGTGCCGCGCGTTGTCGGCATTGGTGATCGCCGCGTCGAAGCGGGCGCGGATCGCGTGCGCCATGCGGCGCGGCGCGTCGGGTCTATGTTTTCCGAACGGCCACATCAATCCGCCCCCGGTGGTGAAAGTTTGATCCGACGGATGCCCAGGCCCTTCACCGATGCCGCCGCCTTGCTGGCGAGGTGCTTGTCGGCCGCGATCTGGTCGGTCAGCGAGTGCTGTTCGACGCTGCCTGAATCGCCGCTGGCCCGCTTGGGTCCGGCGGCGTTGTCGCGGATCTTGGTGTCGAGGTTCTCGGCCACGGTTTTCTCC